CCAATAATGACCGCTTTGTTTAATCATTCTATAAAAGTCTTGCATCAATAACACCTCAATATTCAAACCTTGTTCCTTTAATATGTCAGCAGCAAGTAAGTTTTGATTAAACTTTCTATCACGCCGAATTGCTTTCGTCTCTACATACTTGTCCTCATCAGGATGATAGAAGTCAGGTGTATAAATCTTGTCTCTTCCGCCATAAGAGACAGTAAAAGTTTTATGCTCATAAATATAAGGTTTACCTATAGCTTCACAATATCTTGCATAATCAGCTTCTAATGAAGACTTAAAAAAGTAATTATTTGGCAAGTCTTTCCTGAAACCCATTCTGCCATTTGAAGGAACTTCAGCTAGGCCGCTACTTTGCGCAAATCTTTGACATTCTTTTCCACAATATTTTGTAACTCTATTTTTAGGTTTCTGAAATGTCTTTCCGCAGTTTTCACATTCTAACTCTACTCTTTCAATCTTAACGTCTTTAAGATAACATTCTTTTGAACAATAATCTTGTTTCTTTTTGCTGGAAAAGCTTTTGCTACACTTCTTACAGCAATAAGTTGGACGTTCAACAGTTAATGCGACACCTTTGCATTCCTTAGAGCAATACTTAGAATACTTCGCCTTTGAAGGGGGCAAGCGATAGTCCTTATTACAAATTTCACATACAAGTTCAGACATTGAATATACCTCTTTATTTTTTTATACATATTCAATATCTTTATGTTTTACCGTTATTTTTTTGTTTGTAGCAGGATTATAGACGAAACACTTGGTTATACTTTCTGTGTTAAATTTTACTGACTTTGTTTTTTCACAGACATAGTAGTTCCTTTGAGCCTTTGAATATATGCTTAATAGCAAGCATATATCTTCTGTTTTATAATAACCTGACTTTATTTTTATAAGTTTACTTTGCACTTGATTTTGGAAAGAAGTCAAGCAAGTCTAAATCTTTTTCTTTTGCTTCTTCAAGATATCGTAAAGGATTATATTTTGACTTATCATTATTGATTGCATCCCAAACGAATTTAATTCCAACATCAATATCAATTGTCTGATTTGAAAAGCCAATCATTTTATTAAACTTGTTACAGCTAAGAAGATGATTACCTAAATAATCAGTTTCTGGGTGCCACGTTAAAAACGAGTCAATGTCAAGATTCGCTGTTTCTGACATAATGTCAACAATATCTTTGGTAGTATGTGGATTTTCTACAGAGACATTAAAGTCTTCGTTCCTTACATTGGAATTGATTGCGTTCAAGATTGCATCACAAAAGTCAGAGACATGCATATAGTCTTTCTTTTTTTGCGGATCTAAAAACATTTGAATATTTTTGACATTTTTAGCTGAATATAATGATTTCGCAATTAAAGAATTAGGGTCACCTACTCCACCATATGCAAATAATGGACGCATAACTAGCCATTCTTTAGCTGAATTTCTTACAGTCATTTCACCAGCATATTTTTGCACTGCATAGTGTGTCCTAGGAAATATGTCACTATCCTCTTTAATCAAGGAGTTTTGGTATTTATATGTATCGTACACTACGGTAGTGCCGATATATGTATTAAGAATATTGCAATTGTTAGCTGCATTAGTAATGTTTTGTGTTCCTAACACGTTTGTCATAACTGATTCTGAAGGATTTAAAGCAACAACATCAGTTCCTACAACAGCAGCATTGTGCACTACACAGTCAATTTTTAGTTCTGTAAATAACTCTGACCATGCTTTTTCATTATTACTATGCACACAAACTTCACCGTTGATTGTATAAATCATATTTTCATTAGCAAAGTCTGATTCGTCTAATGATACAAATTCATTGCCGTTATTGTTGTTGATTTCTTCAATTAAGTTTTGTGCAATAAAACCTTTTTCGCCTGTAATCGCAATTCTCATTTAATATCCTTTTTTATTTATTATAAAATTTAATGTATAATATTACACATCAACTAACTCAAAACTAACAATAGACGCTGGTAGTGCCTCAATTCTATCATCTACTAAGACATGTAAAATCTTATAAAAATTATAATCTTTTTCTATTTCTAGAATAATGCCAGTTTTCTTTTCACTATTATCATAAATGTAATTAAAGCTTATTAGATCTTTTATTTTAAGTCTATCAATATTGTCATAATGTGATGTAAGCTCTTCAATAATATCACTCTTCACCATTTTGTATTAAACCATTTATTTGTCTTTCTTTTACATAATGTGTAGTCCTCTTGTCAGGAGTTTCGTCTTTAATTACAATAAATCCGTTAAAGTCTTTTTTCCTGCCATACACATATAAGTTATCTACGTAACTTCCTTTTTCATCATCAAAGGTGTAATAAGTCTGCAATGTTGCACCTTGTGATTTGTATGAGGCATTTATAACAAACAATATTGCGTAGTATAGAAGCTTTAAATGATCGTCAGTTAAATCTTTTATTTTGGCAAATGGAAATATACGTGACAACCATAAAGATTCTGCCTTGATATAATTACCAACTCCAGAGATTATGTTTTGACTCATTATTGCCTCACATATATTCTTGTTTGACTTTTTTCTCATGATAGACAGAAAATCATTAAATGAAACAGGTGCTGATAACATGTCAGGACCAATTGTCTTAAGCTTCTTTTTTAAGTCTTCTTTTGTTTTAACTTGAAAAGTGCCAAAACTTCTTATATCATTAAAGAATATATTACTGTTATCTTCAAAGCTTATTTGAATCCTGCTATGTGTTCCTAGTCTAGTTCCCCAAGAACCAGTCATGCCTAATGTATTAAAGATAACATTGTCTTCTGATTCAAACCAGATAAACTTTCCTTTACAGCTGATAGTATCAAAACTTTTCCCAACAAACATAGAAATGTCAGGTTGTTTCTTAAGGAACCTGCCTGAAAGGAAAGTTATGTTCGAAACTGTTTTGTTCTCATAAGACTTAAGTTTATCTACAAATAATTTAACTTCAGGTCCCTCTGGCACGGTTTACTCGATTGCATCTGTGTATGGTTCGATAGGTAGATCACCTGTTTCAATTGTTCTGTCTAGATAATCCTCTAATTGACTAAAAGACGTACATACTTTAATTCCGCTTCTAGCCAACATCAAATTAAACTTGGCGCCTTCAGGAAGACCAGCACAAAAGTAAACAATAGGAACGTTGTTTGCAAAAGCATATCCGGCCTCCCAAATAGTGCCAATATCTTTGTCGCGTGTATTGACTACCAAAAAGTCTGCTGTTTTAATATGATGAAGATTCCCTTCAAATGTTTCGTCTTGAACAGACTTTGGTGCATCTGGAGGACAAATAAAGATCCTACGAGGTGATGCTAGTTCAAAATGATCTGAACGATTGTCAAATAATGCCTCTAATGTAGAAAGCTCTTCTGCTTGAACAGGATTAAACCAACCGCTTGCCAAATAAATCTTTTTCATATAATATACCTCTTAATAAATGTTTTTAAAGTGAAGCTTTAATTGCATTGACTGCCGCGACGTCTTCGTTCCACATTCTTGTAAATGCTTTTTCTTGTCCAGATGCATGACCATTGATTTCTTCACGACGACACTGATAGATTGCATCATTCTCGTTAAACTCAAACAAATCATTTTTAGGTTCGGGGTGATATAGGTTTGTGCCACGTGAAGTCCAAGAACCATCAGCCAATTGGACCCTAAACGTACGTACATAATGCATGTCAGGCTTGTTAAAGTCTAAACATGTAGCAACCTCTGGAATTGACTCGCACACAATCTTTGCAATACGGGTAGCAATAATATTGTCAACCTCTGGCTGAATTTGTACGTCTTGACGCTGCTTAATAAAACCAATAAGGTCTTTAAGATTAAAACGTGCGACATAAAATGTCTCCATACACTTTGGAAGAATAACACGAGCATCCATCATAGACACAATTTTGCTATCCACCATGTCTGAATAAAGCTGTTTAGCTTGAGATGCAATATCCACAAAACGTTGATAGAAATCGTTACTGTCATTATTACAGTTTTCAACTGACTCAGGAACTAAAACATTATCATTTCTTAGGTCACGATCACCTGTGCACTGTGCTGCAAAAGAACCAGCGCGATGTCGAATCAAATGTGTCACTGTTTGTGTATCGATTCCACTAATCTTAAATGTAAACCCTAAACACTCCATTGGCGTCGGCAATGCTCTAAAGTTAAGAACGTCTTGTAAGTTTTGCGAAGCCTCTTCAGGAGTTGCATTATCAAACGATGTTTCGGACGGAGAGTCAGCCCATGTAGCCTTTGTCATGTGCCATGCAATCTTTTGTGCTTGCTCTCGTGTTGCACCATCAATCAACTCAATATTGAGTGACTCCAAATTATTGATAAAGCTAGTTTGTGGCTCTTGATTAAATTTAAGGTCCATTGGAAGATTGACTGGAGTAAGATCATTATTAATTGGCATATAAAATTGTTTCCTTTGTTTCTTTTGAATTATTATAATTTATATTTGTTTAATTTACACATTATCTACAATAATATCTTGATTATCGTAGTCATAATGAACAATATTGTCATGAAGCGCTGCTTTGTTGTATTCAGTTTTAGGAACAAAGCACATGATGTTGTGAGTTGCATATTCCATTGCGTGTTTAGCACTATCATCAATAGCAAACAAAACATTTCCTTTGATATAATAGTCTTTCTTTGCCAACCAAAGATACTTTTCAGGCGCAAAGCCAATATTATCGTATGGAATATTATTATCTTTTAACCACTGAAAAGTTTGGTATTTACATTTCAAGTTATGAGATGGTCTAGATGTCAATAGTTGTATATAGATTCCTTTACTTTTCAAATCGTAAAGCATCTTTTTGGTATATTCAATAACAGGTATATTACAAAGTTGATTATTTTTAATAAACTCCTCAAACACTGTCTCTGGACTTAGACCTGCTTCTAATACTTCTTTAGATGAATAATATGATGTGCTGTTTTTATCAACTTCAACATTATAAGTTTTATATAACCAAGAATTAAAGTATGATCTGAATTCACAGATTACATCGTCAATATCTACAATAACTACTTTCTGGTCAGGTAAAGGATCTTGTAACTCTGCTGAAGTGTTTAGTGTTATGTCTTTTTCTAGATAAGCACGATTAATTTCTTCAGGTGTAATATTATAAAGATTAAGCGTTGCAAAGACATATCTCATAGCATCAACTGCATGATAAATTAAATTGTCTGTATCAATGCTGTGTTCTTTATTAGAATCAAAATATTTGAAGTTAGAAGACAATGCGATGTTATTAGTTTCAGAATGTAGCGACAAACAAATAGTTTTAAGTATTTCTTGTTTGTCCTTGTCAGATAAAGTATCACTGTTATAGTTTCTATCTGAAAATTCTTTTTGCATTGTCATTAATTCTTTAATAGTTTTAATGTTATTTTGCAATTAAAATGTTTCCTTTAAGGCTTTGTTGTATGTTTTCATATAATCTTAACAATTTATAGTAACTTTTTACACAAATTTGTTCTTGAGTTAGACACATCAAGAGTTTTTCTTTAAAGTCATAGTTCTCTGAAATATAAGAACAATTAACAGACTCGTATAAAGCACCCGTGTCATATTTGTCTTTCGTAAAATATTTTTCAAATGTATTGTTATAAATCAAATTATATTGAATGCAGTGTTGAATTTCATATGCTAACTCACACAGCATTCTTTCTTTAAATGATTCATATAAATTAAAGTTACCTTTTATAAAGAATTTAGACTTTATCTCGCCATTGTCTTGATAAAAAGTTACATTATTATTTAAATGATAAAATGTACAGTTTTCAACTCTAAAATATGACATGTCATCAGTCACATTTTCAAAATCAATATCAATATGAACTTCTGTAAAAAAGTCCTTTGTCATAATATGGTCAATATTATGTGCTATTGATTTTGTATATACAATATTTCCTGTATTTGCCACAGTGAAAATAATGCATTCATCATCTGCATGAATAGATATAAAACATGAGTCAGAAAGTCCGATTATATATAATATTTCTGACTCTATTTCTTTCCATACTTCTTTAATATAACTTGAGGATCTAAAGAATTCATCTGTATAATATTCTTTTATTTCCTCAATAAACATAACTAGTAGCCGTTTTCGAGTCTTTTCCTGATAATCTCATCTTTTTTGTTAAAGGCATTATAAAACTCATCAACGTCGACTCCAATCAAAATCATTAAAGAAAAGAAGTAATTAAATGCATCCACAATTTCTTCAACAAATTCTTCTCTGTCAACTTGAGGAATCTCCGTCTGGCGATGTGGTTTCCAATTCTTAAGATGACCTAGTGCCTCAAACATTTCTTCAACACCTTTTAGTGCTGTTTCTCTGCATGTAACTTGTGCTTGTTTGTCTGATATGTCTACAGGCCAATTTGGGTATGATTCGGGCATATTTTGCTTAATCATTTGCATAAAAACTTCACGTTTTACAAAGATGTCTTCTAATTTATCCATTTTTAACCTTGAACTTCAGCCGTTTCTGCAATTTCTGCAGCCTCTTCTGGTGTATCTTTAAGCATATCATGAATTGTATTCTCTAGAATCGTTTCTGAGTCTGTAGAAACTGTCAAGTGTCCTTCGTCGCTTGCTACAAAACTCATCTGCCTCATATGGTCAACAATGTCTGTTCCAGACAAAATTGCGACCTGAAGAAGTTTTACGATATGTGCGATTGCTGAATCGCTAAAATTTAGTTGTTGTCCCATTTTTTACCTCATATTACTAATGGTGAGTTGTTAAGTTTTTGCATAATAATATCACTATCATGCTCTGTTAATTTAATCATGTCAACTCCTTCTACAGTTTTTAAAGATTTAAGTACTGACATCAGTTTGTCAGAGGCACTGATATACTTTGGTATATACGAAACTTTAAGTTCAGCGATTCTATGACTTGCTGTATCGACAGGATCACTAATAGGTCTATTCTGTCTAACTGTTACAATACCTTCTAACGCACGCGTATCAGTCATAATGTCTAGCAATGTAGGATCATCTCGACCATCGATCTGAATCCTGCATCTAATTACAATATTTACTAAGTCTTTGTGTCTTTCTAGTAGAATTCGTTGTTGTTCTGTTATAATCATGATATGTTTCCTTTAATGACAAGGATAATTATCACTTTTATA